CGTGGCGGCATAATCGCCGAGGATCCGGGCCATCAGGTCCACTAGGACCGACTTGCCGTTCGCCCCATGCCCGTGAAAGAACCACATCCGCTGTTCGGGCAGCGCCGTCATGGCAAGCCCGAAGGACCGCTGCAGAAAGGCCCGCATGCCGGGATCGGGCATGATCCGCGCCAGAAAGGCCTCAAAGAGCGGCGCCCGCGCCGCAGGGTCATGCGCCACGGTCAGGCACTTCGACAAAAGATCGCCCCGCTCATGCGGGCAAAGCCGCACCGAGGCCACCTTCGTGTCGCCCGCGCCGGACGGCTCGCTCACCGAAAACTTGAGCGTCCCCGACAAGGTGTTGACCGCGATCGGGTCCGCGTCGAGCGCCTCGAAATCCCGGTCGAGCCCGATCTCGGCTTCCTTCTTCATCGCGTCGATCTTGCCGGTGTTGCCGGTGGACTTGGCGAACCGCCGGAACTCGCCGCGCCGCCGCGCCAGCTCCTTCTTCATCGCCTCGCCCGCCCGAACCTTCGACCGCGCCAGATCCAGCGCAGCGTCATCGTCCGGGGTCCGGGCGGCAACCTCGAGCCGCTTGACCTCTGCCTGCGCCGCAGGCAGCGCATCGATCCGCGCCTTTTCCCACGGCTCGAGCGCCAGATGCACCAGCTCGTGCAGCATCAGCTCGCTCACCCGCTGCGCGCGGCGCCGGAACGCCACCCCGTCACGGTCGCGCTCCCAGCGCAGCCCGTCCCAGACATACCAGCCCACCCGCTGCACATGCAGCGCATCCTCGCCGAAATAGGTGGCAAACCGCATCCCGTTGCCGATGTCGTTGAGCGGATGCGCCGCGGCCTGCGCATGGACCTCATCGGCAAAGCCCGACCCTTCCGCAGCAGCCGGCCCGTCATCAACCGGCCGCGCCTCATCGAACTCGGGCCGCTCGTCGGGCACCCACTCGCCCTCCGGCCCGGGGTCATCCTCCCCCGCGGCAGGGACCCCGCCCATGTCGATGTCTTCGACCTGCTCCATCACACGGCGGACGGGATCAAGCGGATCGGTCATCGCCAGCCTCCCCGGCTTCGGCCAGGACGCACTCGTATCGGATCCCGGCATAGGCCATCAGGTCCACATGGCTGTCGCGGTGGTCGGGCGTGGTCGCCATCCGCGCCATCTTCGTGGCCATGTGAACCATCACGATCTCGGCCGCCGTCAGGTCCCGGCCCGTCCAGGCGTTGAAGATCGCCGCGATATGCGCATGGTTCAGGACCGGGTCGCCATAAACCGCGCGCCGCTCGACCCCGGTCAGCCGCATCGCCTCTTCCAGCAGCACCAGCCGCTGCGGCACCGCCGCCGCCCGCAGGATATCATCGTCCTCGATCATCGCTTCGTCCCCTTGTCCTTGCCTGCCGGCCGGCGCGGCTGCGCGCTGCCGGCCTTGCGCGCCGCGCGCAGCGCCGCCTCGTCATCCATCTTGCGTCCCGAATGGCTCCACTTCGCGGCCTCCGGCATCACCCGGGCCGACAGCGGACGGAACGGGTCCCTCTCCTTGGCCATGGCCAGCCTCCATCACGATGTCGTTGAGATCGCGCCCCTGCCCTGCATGGACGATCGAAATCCGCCGCAGCCCGGCCGACCGCGCCCGCGCGCGGCGAAGGCCGGCCACCAGCTTGGCCCGCGTAAGCTGCGGGTCGGAATCGCCATCCTGCACGAAGATCAGCCATCTCACGCAGGGCGGCGGCAGGAACGCCTCCGCATCCTCGAGATCGGGGATCCCCGCGAACTTCATCCCGTCGCCGCGGATGATCCGCTGCCCGCTCATGTTGCCAAGGTCCACGCCTGCCCAATAGGCCGCGCCCGGATAGGCATCGGCCGCCATCGCGGTGAGCGTGGTCTCGATCCCCTCGCCCATCACCAGCGTGTCAAAGCCCACGGCCCACGGATGGCTGAGCCGGATCGCCGTCCCCTTCTTCGACCCCCAGACCTTCTTTGCAGGCATTGCCTCGCCCCGATGCAAGAGCAGGGCCTTGCCATTCGGACGCGCCAGATCGATCCATGTCCGATGCACCGCGGTAAGCCGCCCGTCTGGCGCCAGGCACCCCGCCACCATCGCCGGGCCCCGGTGCAGCGTGACCCACGACCTGCCATCCTCGGCCTGCACCATGTAGGGCAGATCGGGGTGAAACCGCAGCGCATGCGGCGGCTCCGCCGCGATCCGCTCGGGCAAGCCGCGCCGCCGCAGATAATCGCAGACCGCCGTGCCCGCCGCAGGCAGCGTCTCGTGCCAGATGTCGCGCGCCTGCGCCACCGCCCGCGCCCGCGCCCGCGCCTCGGCCACCTCGCGCCGGGCCCGCGCGCGGGCCGCTTCCGCCTCGCGCCGCGCCAGCTCGGCCGGGTCGATCTCGACCGCAGCCCCCATCAGCCAGTCGAGCGCGCCGCGGAAATCGCAGCCGAGCACATGCCGGATCAGCCCGATCCCGTCACCCGCGCCGCAATGCCGGCAATTCCAAACGCCCTTGGCCGGGTTGATGCCGAACCTGTCCCGCCCGCCACAGACCGGGCAGGGCCCGACCTGCTCGCGCCCTGCCCGCTTGAGGCCGGACACGCCCAGCCTCTCGGCGATCTCGACGATCGGAACGGCCTTGGCCTGCGCCAGACGCGGATCCTCACGCATGCGCGCCTCCGCCCTGCCGCGCGACAACCGCCGCCAGAAGATCGGACTGCCCCGCGAAATATCGCGCCAGCGCCTGCCGCAACTGCCCCTCGCCATCCCAGCGCGCAGGCGACGGCACCACCCCCGTCAGCCGCGACGCGGCCATGACGACCGGCGCCAGATCGCCATCGGCAAGGTTCCCCGCCTGCCGGCACAGCCCGGCAAGCCGCCCGATCAGCACCCCCCGCGCCGCCGAGCCAGACCCGGCGAGCAGGAGCGCGCAGGACCCGGCCAGGATCGCCCGGCGGATATTCTGCTCGCCCTCGCTCATCGCTCGCCGGCCTTGCCTTGGGGAGCGAGCGCGTCGCGCATCGCCTGAGCGCCGGCTGCGGTCGCAAGCGCGCGCCGCGTCCGCGCCGCGACCGCCTCGCCGTCGAACCCGGCAAGCGCGCAGACCTCGTGGAAATCCGCCGTCCCGACCCACGAAACGGGCCGCTGCGGCCTGCGCTTGCGGAACGCCTTCAACACCTCGTCGCAGGCATCGATCAGGCTCACCCGCAGCACATCCTGCCAGAGCGTCCGGCACCGCCACCCGTCCAGACTGTCGGTCTGGCGAAGCCAGCTCTCGGGCCAGGCCATCCGGTCAGGATGCGCCACCCGGGCGACAAAGGCGCGCAGGCTCTCGCGCCGGGGCTCGCAGTCAGGCTCCGGCTGAGGCTCCGGCTGAGGCTCTGGCACAGGCCGCCGCGCGGCGGCATCGAGCGCGTCCAGCGCGGCAAGGATGTCCACCCGCCACGGCACCCCGGCCGCACCCGCGCCGTCAAGCGCGGCGATGGCGTCAAGCACGCTCACCCGCCACCGCCCTCCGCGACCCATCCCGCAAGCCGCGCCTGGATGATCTCGGTCAGAAGCGATGAATGCGTCCGCGTGCGGATATCAGGGTCCTTGCTTTCGCGCTTGAGCCGCGCGGCCTGCCGGTCCATCACCCCGGGCGACCACATATCGAGGAACGCCGCCAGATCGCGCCGCTGCGCCCGCGGCACCGCGACCAGCGCAAGCATGAAGGGCCGCAGGAACGGCCGCGACCACGGATAGACCTCCGCCCCCGCGCTCGACCGCCGCAGCGCATCGAGCATCTGCGTGACCAGCGCGCCGCGACCGGCCTTCACCTCGTCACGCACCCACCCCACGCAATAGACATGACCCGGCTTCATCTGCGAGGCCGACGGGCGGAAATCGACCAGCCGGACGCCCGCCTTGGTCACCGCCGCTTCCGTCGCCAGCGCCCAGGGCTCGCCGGCCCGCAGCCCGGCGCGGAACACATGCCCCGCCGTGACCGCCGTCACCACGCCGTTGACCGCCGAAAACGCCCGCGCCTGCCCGACCTCGTCCAGATCGACGATCTGCGCCGGCACCTCGGCCATGCCCACGAGCATCGCCGCATGCGTCCGGTGCTGCCCGTCGATGATCGAGAACTTGCCCGGCAGCGCCGAGGGCGCGGCAAGCACCGGCAGGAAATGCGCCCAGTCGAATTTCTGCGCGATCTGGTTGATCTGCCGCCACGACTGCAAGGTGAGCGGCCGCTGATAATCCTCGTCGATCACGAGATCGGCAATCGCCACCCACCGCAACTGCGGCAGACTGTGACAGACATGCCCGTGACGCGCCGCCCGCTGCCCGATGTCGATCGCACGATAGCTCATCTCCGCCACCATCCCCTCGGCATCGTGCCGTTCTGCACACCCTCCGGGTCGTGCTTGTCCGTTGGCCCGTCCACCCCGCGCAGCGTCGAGATGACCGAATTGCGCGTCCGCTTGAGCAGCTTGGCGATCTTGCCGTAGCTCAGCCCCTCATGGTCGCGCAGGTCGAGCGCATGCAGGATTTCCTCCTCGGGCCACCCTTTCCGCACCGCCCGCCCGGTCACCGCGCCACCCACTGCAGCACGAGCCCCGCCCAGCCGACCACCACCAGGACCGCCGACCCCGCCAGCATCATCCACAGCCGCCGCCGCTCGACCTCGATCGCGCGCTGCACCAGCACCGCATGCTCATCGAGCCGCCGCAGCGCCTCATCCGTGGCGATCCGGTTCCGGGTCAGATCCTGATCGAGGGTCTCAAGGGTAATTTCACCCGGGTACGGCTTGCGGACCAGATTGGGTCTTTCAGGGGAATCCGTCATCGCCATCGCGGCCTCCGTTCTGGAATGAAAAGGGTGGTGTGCCCGCCGTCAGGGAGGAGAGGCGGACACACCGTCGCGGGGCGCATGCGCTCGCCCCCCGATCTCGGCACAGGCGGCCGGTCCCGGGCGCGCGGTCACGACCCGCCCCCGTCCAGCCGCCGGAAAAATTTTTCCGCCGCCTCGCGCAGCGCGAAATACCGCTGCAGCGCGCGGTCGGCGCGGACCTCGCAATACCGGCCGAGGATGTAGATCACCGCCCGCCTCACCGGACCGCCCCCGGGCCCAGCACGATCTCCGCCCCCGCGATCACCATCACCGCGGTCACATACCGCAGGCTCGCGTCATGCTCGCAGCGCAGCCAGTTGCGCACCTGCCGCGGCGACACATCCAGGACCCGCGCCGCCTTCGCCGCCAGCTCATGCTCCGATGGCGACGGAAACGCCCGCCAGAGCAGCCCCGCAAACCAGCGCCGCGACGCCGCCGCATCACCCGGTAACGAATTGGCAGGATTTTTCATCGCACGTCCCCCATCTTGGTCCTGTGCAGGGACAGACGAGGCAACGTGGAAAGGATGACGGGGGGCGGCAGTCATGTCGCCCCCCGCTCAAGTCCGGCTATCCTGCGCGCACGAACCACCCCAGGCGAAAGGACAGCCATGACAACGCCAGACGACCCGACCATCGGCCAGGACGGCCTGCTGCACGCACCCGACGGCCGGCTGCACGGCGAATTCGTCACCGCCATCCGCACCGGCATCGTCGAGTTTGCGCAGACCGGGGTCATCTTTGCACGGCTCTACGAAGCCGCGACCACAGACCCCGCCACCGGCCGGTCGTCGCCCGAGACACGAGGGGTTCAAGTATGTCTGTCCCCAGAATCCGCACGGATCCTTGCGGCCCGGCTATCAGCAGCTTCAGACGAGCTTCTCGGGCTCTCGCATCCGCGCCAATAGGCTCGGACACGCGGATCGAACCGGGAATGAGGCGACCTTCAATCATGCGGCGTCCTTTCGCTGCACTGTCATCGGGGCGGGCGGCAGTCATGCCGCCCTCTGGCTGTCGGAATGCGCGGCCAGCAGACGGTCGGCATCGAGGTCGATCCCCCGCCGCCGCGCGCCGTCGATCAGGGCGGGCCAGTATCTGACCGGCACGGACCCGCGCTGGAACCAGCGATGCACCGCGACAAGATCAAGCTCGGCATCGGCCGCGCAGGCATCCACATGGACAGCCGCCCGGTCGGGCCACTCAGAGAGGATCGATGTGACTGTGTTCTTGGTCATGACGCTCTTGGTAATGACCGTTTTGGTCATTTGTCAAGAGGGCCATCTTGGAGATTGCGACCAGACTGATCATGGCAGATGGTCCGGCCATGATCACTGAAATCGCCACACTGGTCCCGGTGAGCATGCTCACCGAGATGCGGCCCGAGCGGATCGGTCACCGGCTGATGTTGCTGCGGACGGCTCTGGGACTGAAACCGTCCGAGATTTCAGACGTGCTCGGGATCCAGCGGACCTACTGGTCGAGGTTCGAGTCAGGCAACCGACGGGTCTCAGAACACGTTGCCGCGTTGCTGGTTGACAGGTTCGGGGTCTCGCTGGACTTCCTGATCCTCGGCAGATGGGACAGACTGCCGCTCGAACTGGCGCAGAAGATGCGATCGGTCGAGACCGAACTCTCGAAGAACAACTGATCCAGGCTTTCGCCCGTCCGCGCCGCTCGCAACGCGAGCACGTATAGCCTTTCGCTGTCATCCAAACACGCCATTGAACTGCCTCACCCCCACCGGAACATTGCATGAACAGGAAAATGCCAGCCTGTTCGGATTCGGGCAAGCAACTTTTCGGCAGTGACCGTATTGGTCACAAAAGGGATTGACAGTGACCAGTATGGTCATCTAGCGATAGGTCCCATCGGCATCCCGCCGTGTGGAGACCTGCCTGATGAAACCCCTTCTCCTTGCCGCTGCGGCGGCGACCGCGCTCTCGGCCTGCGCCGCAGACCCCGCGACCATCGCGCCGGCCTATGTCAGCCCGGCCACCTTCGACGCCTACGACTGCCGCGCCCTGCGGGCCGAAGCCGCGCGCCTCTCCGCCCGCCTGGCCGAGGTCACCGGCCAGCAGGAGGCCGCCGTCGCCGCCGACGCGACCAATGCCGTCATCGCCGCCGTCATCTTCTGGCCCGCCCTGCTCTGGATCGGCTCGGGCGACGTGGCCCCCGAACTCGCCCGCCTGCGCGGCGAGGCCGAGGCCCTGCAATCCGCCGCCACTCGCAAGGGCTGCTGACATGCGCACCGCAACCTACACCCCCGCCCAAGCTGCGGCGACGGTCGATCGCATCCTGACCAGCGTCCTCGCGCCCGACGTGCCGCTCACGCCCGACGAGATCTTTGACGCGATGATGCGCGCCGACAGCCTCAAGATGATCGAGATCGCGATGGACCTCGAAATCGCGCTCGGCATCGAGGTCAGCGACCGCAGCCTCGACGACGTCACCACCGTGGCCGAGCTGCACACACTGGCCTGCGCGCTCCTGCGCGATCAGGGCCGCCTGACAGGCGAGGCCGCGTGATGGTCACGATCCTCGACACCCCGCGCCTCCCCTCGACCGACGCGATGCGCGCCGCCCTGCCCCACGCCCGCGAACTGGCGCAGCTTCTCTACGCGGCCACCGAACAGTTGCCCGGTGACCCCGAACTTGCCCGGCAGACGCTCGTGGCCTTGGGCAAGGTCGTCCTGACCCTGCGGGAGGACGCAAGCCCTTGGCATCTTGCCGGGCCGGTGTTCGACCACCTGACCCGCGCCCGCGTCGCCGCAGGAGAGGTCGCATGATCGCGCCCCTGCACCGCCCGCCGCGCGACATCGACCGCGCCCGCCGCACCGTGACCGACCCCGAAAGCCTGCTCATTTGCCGGCAGGCCGCATGGGTCTTCCTCAAATCCCGGCGCGGGCAGGAGGTCGATCTTGCCCGCATCATCGCCATGCAGCGCGCCCTCGAGCCGCGCTTCGAAAGGACCGCCCCATGACCTGCACCGGGATCTTCGCCCTCTCCGCCGCCGTCGCCCTGGGCGTGCTCACCGCCATCGGCGCCTTCATCGCCATCGCCCTGATCGGCGCCCTCGCCGCGCTTGCGACCGGCATCATCGCGGACCCCTTCGAATGACCGCCCCCGCCGATCCCGACCCGGGCCTGCCCCTCGGCGCGCTCATCGCCCGCCTGCCGCCCCCCGCCCGCGCCGCCTTCCACCACGAAACCCGGCGCGGCCGCACCCCGATCGAGGCGCTCACCTTCGGCGTCGTGATCCCCGACATGATCGAAACCCTGATGCGCAAAGGACAGGACGCATGACCATTCTCGAACCGCTGACCAAGCTCCGCCGCGACATGCGCGCGGCCGCCGCCACCCTCGGACAGGAGGAAGCGCGCTATCTGGTGGACCTCTACTACCAGCGCCAGCACGACCGGATCACCGCCGCCAACCGCACCCGCGCCGCGACCGATGCGGGCGAACCTCACGGCGTCCTGCAATTCTTCCACGAACAGGCCGACGTGCTCGAACGCCAGATCAAATCCGCGCTCACCCCCTACGCGCAGGCCCACCCCGCCGGCCGCTGGATGATGGCGCAAAAGGGCGTGGGCCCGGTCATCGCCGCGGGCTTCCTGTCGCGCCTCGAACTCAAGCCCACCGTCGGCCACTGGTGGCGATTCTGCGGGCTCGACCCGACCGTCACCTGGGGCAAGGGCGAAAAGCGTCCGTGGAACGCCGCCCTCAAGCGCCTCTGCTGGATCGCGGGCGAATGTTTTGTCAAGGTCTCGGGCTACGACGATGCCTTCTATGGCAAGGTCTATGCCGACCGGAAGGCGTGGGAGACCGAGCGCAACGCCGCCGGCGCCTATGCCGAACAGGCCCGGGCCGCGCTCGCGGCCAAGCGTTTCGGCGAAGACACGCAGGCCCGCAAGCACTACGAGGCCGGCCACCTGCCGCCCGCGCGCATCCACCTGCGGGCCGAACGCTACGCGGTCAAGCTGTTCCTGTCGCACCTGCACGAGGTCTGGCACCGCGCCGAAACCGGCGAGGCCCCGCCCGCCCCCTTTGCCATCGCCCAGGGCGGTCACGCCCACTACATCGCCCCGCCACCCGGATAAGCCGCCCACGAGAAGAGAACCGACGAGTATGAGCGAGCCGGGTTGAAAGAGAGAACCGGAGTTCACGAGCGAGCCGCGTTGACTGAGAGAACCGAGCGAAGTGAGCGAGCCGTCATAGTGGAGAGAACCGCGGCCGCAGGAGCGAGCCGAGCAGACCGAGAGAACCGCACTAGATGAGCGAGCCGCCGAACGTGAGAGAACCGAATGAGACGAGCGAGCCGTCGAACAAGAGAGAACCGCGAAACTGGAGCGAGCCGTGGAACAAGAGAGAACCGAGTTGATGGAGCGCCACCCCATGACCACGCCCTTGCACCTCACATGGCACCAGGTCCACCCCAAAGGCCGGATCGTCGCCAAGCTCGGCGAGATCGAGGTGGGCGCGGTGTTTCCGCGCTCTTACGCTTGGCGCTTATGGATCGGAAACGCAACCACCCCCCGCGCCGATGGCCGCGCCAAGTCGGAACTGGCCGCGAAGAACGCACTCACCGCCCGCGTGGCCGACTGGCTGCGCGAGGCGCGGCTGCAACAGGTGCCCGATGCCTGATCCGCTCCGCATCCTGATCGGCATGACGGTTTGCAGCGGCATCGGCGCGCCGGAATATGCCGCGCCTTGGATCGACTGGCGGTGGCAGTCAGAAATCGAGCCGTTCCCGTGCGCTGTGCTGCGCCACCGCTTTCCCCGCGCGGCGAAGAAGCTCGAGGTGCGGTGATGCCGATCCGCCCGGAGAACCTTGAGCGCTATCCGGCGGAATGGCCCGCGATTGCCCTCGAGGTAAAAGAGGCGGCAGGCTGGCGGTGCGTCGGCTCGCCAGCCTTTCCCGATTGCCGCGCCGCCCACGGCGAGCCGCACCCGGCGACCGGATCGGTCGTTGTCTTGACTGTCGCCCACCTCGATCACCAGCCCGAAAACGTGGATCGAGCGAACCTCCGGGCTTGGTGCCAGAAGTGTCACAACACCTATGATGCGCCGATGCGGGCGCGAGGGATCGCCCAGCGCCGCCGAGCAGGGCAAGCGCTGGCCGATCTATTCGGCCCAGGCCCCGGAGGCGGCGCCGCCGCCGCGCAATGGGCAGGCATAGCATCACAGGAGATGCCCGATGCCTGATCCGCTCCGCATCCTGATCGGCATGACGGTTTGCAGCGGCATCGGCGCGCCGGAATACGCCGCGCCCTGGATTGACTGGCGGTGGCAGTCAGAAATCGAGCCGTTCCCGTGCGCTGTGCTGCGCCACCGCTTTCCCCGCGCCACGAACCTAGGCGACATGACCCGTTTTCAGGAGTGGCCAGATGCAACTGTCGATGTTCTCTGCGGAGGAACGCCCTGCCAGTCATTCAGTGTCGCCGGCCTCAGAAAAGGACTGGCTGACCCTCGCGGCAACCTCATGCTCACCTATCTTGCCATCGCTGACCGCTTTCGCCCCCGCTGGCTCGTTTGGGAGAATGTCCCTGGGGTCCTGTCCAGCAACGGAGGACGGGACTTTGGCTCCTTCCTCGGGGGTATGGCGCAGCTCGGGTATGGGTTCGCCTACCGAGTGCTTGACGCTCAATTCGTCCGAAGCCGCAGCCACCCGAGAGCTGTCCCTCAGCGACGGCGGCGTGTGTTCGTTGTCGGATATCTTGGAGACTGGCGACGTGCCGCAGCGGTATTATTTGACGGCGAAAGCCTGTCAGGGAATCCTCCGCCGCGCCGAGAAGCGGGGAAAAGACCTGCCCCTAACCTTGCAGAGCGCACTCGCGGCGGTGGCGGGCTTGGCACCGACTTCGACTGCGACGGCGGATTCGTCGCAAACTCCGGCCCTGTCGGATACTGCTTGACAGCAAGCGCGCAGCAGAGCCTCGACGCCGAGACCGAGACCGAGACCTTGATCGCGGTCGCGCATTCCCTGCGGGGCGAGGGGTTCGACGCCGGCGAGGACGGCACGGGGCGCGGCACGCCGCTGGTGCCGGTGGCGTTTTCGGCAAAGGACTACGGCGCCGACGCGGGCGAGACCGCGCCGACCCTGCGGGCGATGGGTCACGCGAACAGCCATGCCAACGGCGGCGGCCAGATCGCCATCGCCATCCAAGAACGCGCCGTCAGCGAAAACCCTGACAACGGGCCGCAGGGCTCGGGCGTAAGGCAGGACGGCGCGGCTTTCACGCTGGAGGCCCGCAACAAGGTGCAGGCCGTCGCCTTCGACCTGCGCGGTCGCGACGGCGGCGCGATGCCGGAAGGGCCGCACGACACGGCCAGCATGCGCGCAGCGTCCGGCGGCTCGTCCCGCAGCTATGTGGCGCAGGAGGCAGAAGAACTGATCTGGGCCGTGCGCCGTCTGACGCCAACAGAGTGCGAGCGCCTCCAGGGGTTTCCCGACGGCTGGACCGACGTTCCGCACCGGGGCAAGCCAGCGGCGGATGGTCCCCGATACAAGGCCCTCGGCAATAGCTGGGCCGTGAATTGCGGCGAGTGGATATTCGACCGCATTCGAGAAGTCGAAAGCCGCGCCGCCGCCGCGCAATGGGCAGGCGAGGCACACCACCCCCACACAGGAGACGCGAGATGAGTGACCGACCGATCATCTTTTCCGGCCCGATGGTCCGCGCCCTTCTGGACGGCCGCAAGACCCAGACGCGGCGCATAATGAAACCGCAGCCCGTGCATGATGCTGCCTTTGTTACGCTCGTGCCAGACGGGCGATGGGTGTCGTCGGACGTTTGGGGGTATGGCTATCTGATTGATGTCCCTTACTCCTACGGCGACCGCCTTTGGGTGCGGGAGGCTTTAGATCTTGGCGACAGGGGCTGTCCAATCGGACACGCAACCTACGAGGCTGATGATGCCGACGTTGATCTGCGGCCTGACGGGGCGGCTGTTTGGGCGGGTGGCTACAAGCGGCGCAAGGTGCCATCCATCCACATGCCTCGCTGGGCGTCTCGGTTGACGCTGACCGTCGCCGATGTTCGGCTGCGACGCCTGTACGACATCAGCGAGGAAGATGCGCTTGCAGAAGGTGTGGAGAGCTGCATGACCACGCGCGGGCGGATGTGGAAGGCTTACGGATATCCGCCGAACAGCTGGGTCGAGAGTGCGCGCCTGTCATTCGCGCGCCTCTGGGAGACCATCCACGGCCCCGACGCATGGAACGAAAACCCGTGGGTCGTGGCCCTGACCTTTACGGTGGAACAGCGGAACATAGACGCCACAGGAGACGCCAGATGAGTGACGCCGAGCAACGACCCCCTGCCGGGAAAGGACACGCCATGACCCCGCGCGAAATGCGTCTGGATGAAATCCAGCGGATTATCTCCGACCACTCATCGCTGCTCCCAAAGGGTTTCGCGGCGGGCCTTAACGAACAGTTCGCAGCCATGATGGCCGATGATGCATGGGACGATGACGACGAGTTGCCGTCATTGACCGCACTCAGGGCATTCGTGTCGGCTCTGATTGAGTGGCCAATGGAACCGGGTCAGGCGACGGCGCTGAGATCGCTGGCCGTGATCCCCGCACCCGGCATTGGCACCAACGGTCGCGGGTCAATCACAGCCTACTATCGCGTGGGTGGTGTGCGGCATACCTATGACTTTTTGCCTTCGGGCCGAGTGGTCGCGCAGAGAGGAGACACGAGATGAGTGACGCCGGGCAACGACCCCCTGCCGGGAAAGGACACGCCATGAATGACGAGCCGACGAAAGACTGGCGCGATGCCAAGATTCCGAAGTGGGGCGGCCCTGCCTACCCCGTCGTATT